GGCGCGGGAAAGCAGATCGGCTGCTATCACTTACTCTCTGAAAGAGTGGGGGGGATTTTTTTTTTTTTTTGAAAGAAGAATAAGCAGATGTAACTAAGGCAGGAGGTTGTGAACCACGGCGAGCGATTACGGTTAGAGGCAGCTTCATAGAGAAGCAAACCTTCTGTAATTCCCGGTATTCCGGGTCGGTTAGGTACATTAGCCCTTCCGGGTCGTTCGGATCGATCACAACCATACTCCGTTGGCGCTGTAGATTCCAATCTACTAGCATCTGCCAATCGGCAACTGTACGGTCCAGTGGATCGGTTGCCCGGATCGCCCTTTGGGTCCGGACTAGCTGAGCCAGCTCCGGTGTAAGGTCATCAGTGGACTCTGTCCCGCTTTGCCATGCGGTTGCTGAGGTACTTAGCTGACGAGAGTTCGCTAGGAAGTCGCTTTTAACACAGACTGGCAATGTGTACAGGAAATTAAGTACTGTCATGTTGTTAGTTTTTGCTTAAAAGTTGACTAGACCACAGTTTACCTTGTCCCTTTCGGGGGATAGCTGGTGGAGTCGAGAGTCACTCGTCTTAATCGTTTCAATCACCTATCGGAGTGATAGGGGGATATCCTCGAATAAGAACAACTACCCTTTTGATTCCTGGGAAGAGCTGGTCTCTCCTGCGAGCATGTCTTAGGCCTGATGGTCTTGGGCAGTGTTGTTATCTTTACTAGAGAAGACGGTGCGTTAATCCGCTTCAGTGGGTTTCGTACCTTACCACTCTGTGAGGATTTCATCATTGGGGATAGCCATACTCTTTCGAGAGATGAGCACCTAGTGACATCTTGTCATGGTCCTGTAGGACCGGACAGTCTAATAAAGATCCGACCTCTGGGGCCTTCGGGTCTCACAGGGAGAAACCGCTCTCGCGGGTCTCATTAGAGCATTGCTCCGCCCATATAACGAATGGGTAAACGCGAGCCCTTGTGATCGGAACTCTTATAGTGGCTCGGGAGTCTTTATGGTCCCTCCAGCTGGAGACCGGGGTTGACATTCGATTGATGAGTCTCAGGAAGTATTACTACTTTACCATTGCGTGGAAACGGTTCCACTACAATCCATAAACCACAGTCCGCAGCTGTATAACATGCGAAATGGGATTATGTGTATAGCTCAGTCAGAGATGTCTGAGTCCCAGGTTCACAACCTG